AACAAATATAGATTATGTATTTATATTGCGCGAACCATATATCTCAAATAGAAAAAGAATATGGGAAAATTATGCTGGTATGTTTCCTACTTTTGAAAGTTTCTAGCAAGTAATGGATCAATGTACAGAAAATTTCGAATGTTTAGTAATAGATAATAATTCCAAATCAAATAAATTACACGACCAAATATTCTGGTATAAAGCAGAACCACGTGGTGAATTTAAACTTGGTTCAAAAGAATTTTGGGAAATATCAAAGGATCTAGATTCTGATGAGGAAGAGGATGTATATAATCCAAACACGCCAAAGAAAGGAATGACGCGCATTAATGTCCGGAAGAACAAATGGTAAATTTTAATTTAGGTTCAACGCATTTATTTTCTTTAATAAAACATTCTTTATCTAGGCTGAAATTAAAACTACAATCATGACTTTCAGGCATGCGATGTAAAAGACAATAAGTATTATTACAACGACATTTCCCCATTACTTGTTCTGTTAATTTAATTTTTTTATTACAATCCTTATCTGCGCAGGTAAGTTTGTTCGATATTTTTTTAACCATATTAACTTAAATATATATGATATATAATATATTTAAGTTTCAATTTTATAATGAATCTATTTCACAATTAATCTATTTCATAATTAACTCATCATTGTCGTCCTTTTTATCTGGTGTGTCGTCCTTTTTATCTGTTGTGTCGTCCTTTTTATTAATTGTTAATTCGCTTAATCCATGATCGGTATTTTTATCAGTAACGATATTGTCGCCTTCAAATAATTCACTACGAACGTCAGCAATAGTTACATTTTCTGTGGTTGTTTCTAAGCCATTACTATTAATAGACATTAATTCTCCTTGTTCGTTGATATTTTGTGTTAATACATTACCGCTTGCTAAAGCCTTTTCCTTATTATCTTCAATTGCTTGCTTCTTACTGTCTTTAACTCGCGTATCGAACGCATTTTTAGCATTTTTCTCATTCTTCTGTTTTTCATTCATTAATTGATTCAATTCATCTTCTAAATATTCAACTCGACCAGTTTTATATGCTTCAGGGTGGAAGGGAATCCACATTCCTACTGGACCAACATATACATCATGATTTGGGTCTATTTCTCTTAACATTTTACACCTCAGCTCTGCCTCTTGTTGTGAAGGAAAACAACCTCTAATTTTTAAACCACGTACATTTGTTTTAAAGCTATTTTTTTCATTAAAACTTTTATCTAATTCTGATTCATTGTTATCAATGTATGTCTTGTATTCGTCATCTAATGTGGTATTAAATAATTTGCCTTTCTGGTCTTTAACAAAATCCTCCATATCTTTTGTTAATTCATCAAATTCTATCGTATCGTATTTAAAAGCTAAGAAGCTTAAAAATTGAGTATATTTCTCAAGTGATTTTGACATTTCCCACTGTTTTAAAAATTCATTAAAGAAAAATAAATTTTTGTCCTTTAATATTTTTTCAGGTGATAAAAATGACACACATGCAAATTTTTGACCAGCAATAGGTTTATCCTCGTCCAATAAATCTACGTATTTGGCATTTTCAGTACCGTCTAAATTTAATTTAGCAACTACTCCTTCCGGTGATTCCATATTATTATTATAATTTTATACTTTTAAGTTTAATAAGAATAATATATATTTTTTTCTAATTATTATTTATAATATGGATTTGCTACACGGATTTAATTTAGGTGAATTGGTAAAAAGAGCTATCAAATATTTAGTTGAAGGTATTATGGTTGCTATTGCGGCGTTCTTAGTTCCTGACAAAAAACGCACACTTAACCTCGATGAAGTTGCATTAATTGCATTATGTGCTGCTGCGACATTCAGCATTCTTGACACATATGTACCGGCTATTGGTGTAAGTGCTAGATCGGGTGCCGGATTCGGTATTGGTGCCAACCTCGTTGGTTTCCCTCGTTAAGTAATATAATATTTACATTTATTTAGTAGTAATTATTATATATTTGATAGTATATATTATATAGTGGGTATAAATTCCCAGTCTAATTCATTGCAAATTTGTTTCCATATATCATCTTGTTCAATGCGTTTTTCACGGTCTTTTAGCATAGGAAAATAGCTTAAAAATTGTATTTGGTCTAACAATTCGCATAATTTATAAATTGTATAATAATAATTTAAAAAATTTACCCTATCGTCCGGACAATATTTAGCATATGGTGCTTGAATATCCATAAAAAGATTACACAATGTTTCCTCTAATTCAGGAGTCATTATTGGTGGTTTTATACCTAATTTGTCTTTAATAAATGGAATATGTTCATAATATTTATTGTAACCTAGTTTTTTCAATATATCTTTAGCCTTTTTATTTGTAATTTGTATTAATGTTATTCTCTCTTTTTTAATTTGTAATTTAATATTTTCAAGGACCTCTTCGGGTATTTGGGTTGTTTCTTTTGCTTGAAATTGCGCCAATATCTCTCTGAAATGATTAATTCTTTTATAAGCATAAAAACAAAGTTCTTTAGGAGGTTCTTTGTATGATGACTTTTCATTGTCAACTAAATATCTAACATGTATATGACAATTATTACATAATAATATACCTTCGTGGTCAACTGGTATTAATTCGCCTTTATTACATTGATTACATTTGTTTGATATATGTATATAATTATCTACATTTATAAAAGAGTCATCTATATTTATCAAATATTTGTTTACATAATTATTATTTTTTGTTTCCTTTTTAGAATTATCGTCCTTATTAATATTAAAAAAATTATCTACACAAGTTAGTTTATTATTACCTTCTGATAAATTTTTCTTATCTTCAAAATAATCAAAAATTATATTAGAATTTGTTAAATAATAATCCTTTTCTTTTTGTTTGGTATTTTTAATTTCTTTATTTATTTGTTTGATTTCTTCCTTTAAGTCTAATATTTCCTCAACCGACAAAGATTCTTCCTTTACTCCTATGTTGAATTTTTTTTTTAATATGTCTCTTTTTTTAATTAACAAAGGAATCTTATTATTATTATTATTATTAAATTCATTTATAAAGTCATTATGTTTATTATCTAATGTAGTTGTTTTAGCAGTATTAATAAGAAATTTCTTTGTATTCTTATATTTAAATGTCACCATGTGTAATATATTAATATTAATTAAATTATTTAAATAATATTAACATCATAATCATTATTTTCGTGTATATTAATTTATGTTTTTCTATGTATGTTTTATGGAATCCCAAGATATATTAATTAATACGAATAATGAGCTTGAAATAGATACTATTAAACTACAAAAAATGGCATTTATTTATAACGCCGTTGAATCTGGTTGGAAAATAAGTAAGCAAAACGATTCGTATATTTTTTCTAAAAAACACGAAGGAAGGAAAGAAATTTTTTTAGATAATTATTTAAAAAAGTTTTTAGAATCTAATTTTGATATAAATAAATTAAAATAAATTAAATGATTTTTAAAAAATTATTTTCTTTAGCATATATATAAAATGGGAGGTGGATTAATGCAACTCGTCGCTTACGGTGCCCAAGATGTTTATCTTACCGGCAACCCGCAAATTACTTTCTGGAAGGTGACCTACCGTCGCCACACCAACTTCGCCATGGAGTCTATCGAGCAGACTTTCAATGGCCAGGCTGATTTCGGTCGCCGTGTAACCTGCACCATTAGCCGTAATGGTGACCTTGCTTACCGCACTTACCTTCAGGTCACTCTTCCCCAGATTGGCCAGGAACTTGGAAATACTTCGGGGTCCACTGATGTCTACGCTCGCTGGTTAGATTTCCCGGGTGAGCAGCTTATCCAATCGGTTGAGGTCGAGATTGGTGGCCAGCGCATCGACCGCCAATACGGTGACTGGATGCACATCTGGAACCAGCTCACTCTTTCCAAGGAGCAAGAGGCTGGCTACAACAAGATGGTTGGTAACACCACCCAGCTTACCTACTTAACTGATAAGGACTTCGCTGAGGTTGACGGTCCGTGCGATTCGTCCGCCCCGAAGCAGGTATGCGCCCCCCGTTCTGCTCTTCCGGAGACCACTCTTTACGTTCCGCTCCAATTCTGGTACTGCCGCAACCCGGGTCTTGCTCTTCCGCTTATTGCCCTTCAATACCACGAGGTTAAGATTAACATCGACCTCCGCCCGATTGACGAGTGCCTCTGGGCTGTTAATGAGCTTGACGGCACCAGCTCTTCCCCTAAGGTTACTGCCGCCTACAACCAGTCGCTCGTAGCTGCTTCGCTCTACGTTGACTACGTCTTCCTTGACACCGATGAGCGCCGCCGTATGGCCCAAAACCCGCACGAGTACCTCATTGAGCAGCTTCAATTCACTGGCGATGAGTCGGTCGGTTCCACCTCGAACAAGATTAAGCTTAACTTCAACCACCCGTGTAAGGAGCTTGTCTGGGTTGTCCAACCTGATGCCAACGTCGACTACTGCTCATCGCTTGAGAACAACTCGCACCTTTTCAAGACACTTGGTGCTCAACCCTTCAACTACACCGATGCCATCGATGCTCTCCCGAACTCGATTATGGCGTTCGGTGGTGATAATGCTGTTAGCAAGACCACTAACTCGTTCATTAATGCTTCGGGTCTCTTCGCCGATGTTGGTGCCGTTGATGTTACTACCGATGGCGCCATCTTCTACAGTGGCACCGGAGCTCTCCAACCGGAGGGCTCGGAGGGTACCCTTGGTGCTGCTGGCTCATCCGTTTCGGATGCGGGCACCTTCGTCCTCGCCGAGACCGCCCTCAACATGCACTGCTGGGGTGAGAATCCGGTCGTCACCGCTAAGCTCCAGCTTAACGGACAAGACCGCTTCTCGGAGCGTGAGGGTACCTACTTCGACCTTGTCCAACCGTTCCAATCGCACACCCGCTCGCCGGACACTGGTGTCAACGTTTACTCGTTCGCCCTTCGCCCGGAGGAGCACCAGCCGTCGGGCTCGTGCAATTTCTCGCGCATTGACAATGCGACCCTTCAGCTTGTCCTCTCGAACGCCACCGTTTCGGGCACCCACACTGCCAAGGTCCGTGTCTACGCCACCAACTACAATGTCCTCCGTGTCATGTCGGGTATGGGTGGTCTTGCCTACTCGAACTAGATCTATTATCTAGTTTTAACTTAAAAAAATTATATCTAATAACTATCATATTATTAACTAATAACAATATGATAACAAACAGCAAATATTATAACATATATTCATTGCTTATTAATTAATTAATAATTACAATATAAAAATATTTATTCATATGAATATATAATATGCAAATTTTTATTAAAACATTGACAGGCAAAACTATCACATTAGACGTTGAGCCATCCGATACCATTGAAAATATTAAACAAAAAGTTCAAGATAAAGAAGGAATTCCTCCAGACCAACAACGCCTTATTTTCGCCGGAAAGCAGCTAGAAGACGGACGAACCCTGAGCGATTACAATATCCAGAAGGAATCAACTCTTCACCTAGTTCTTAGATTGAGGTAAAAAATAAAAATAAATATGAAAAAACAAAAAGGGAATTAAAAACAATGTTATTTATATTATTTTTAAAAATTTGTAAATTATTTTTGTATTTCATAATAATTAAAATACTTATCAGTTGTCCATTGTTTATAATTTTTTCACTAATATAATTATTAGTAAAAAAACAAATTATTAGTAAAAAACAAATTATTAGTAAAAAACAAATTAATAGTAAAAAACAAATTAATAGTATTTAATATTATGTATATATACGTTATCTTCTAAATTTGATATAATTTTACGGTTATTAATATTATAGATGTGGTCATAGTTACTATTAACAGCTGGTAAAATTTTTTCATTTATTTTATTAGGGTTTATATTTGTTGAACTGTAACTCCTAAGATATGGTGTAATATACACAGATCCTTGTTTTGAATTTGACAATACTATATCATTAGTTTCTTCATACTGTATAAAATCATCCATATATTGTCTTTTGGTATCTTCATACATCAAATAAGACATAGTGGAAATACTTGTAAGTGAAACACCTGATAATAAGAGCTTTCCATATGTATTACTGTTCATATATATATCTGATATATAATTGTTTATATATTTGTAAATATATATTATATCCCACTACTATTAGCGAGTAATATTAGTCACTATTATTAAAAAGCTTTGCCATATTCATTACCTCCTTTTTATTTTTTTCTTCGTTGAATAATTTATAAATTAATTCATCATCTCTAAATCGTATAGTATACTCTTGTTGAATACCATTTCTGCCTATTCTTCCCATAGATTGTATGCATTTTTCTTGTGTCATATTTCCCATATCTTTACTTATATATCCGTGTACAAATTGGTAATTTGTACCATAAATATAATCCGATGATGCAATTATCAAATACAATTTTTGTTCTTGTGCTAATTGTTTCATAATCTCAATATAACTAATACTTTTGTGTGTAGTAAAAACACCAATACCCATCATTAACAAAATCTTCCATATATTTTCAATATCGTCTATCAACATAATTTTCTCTATTACATCTTCATTTATATCGCAAGTATATGGAATTTGTTGTTCATTACTTCCATGTATATATAAATGTTCATTGCTATTTGGAATATAAATAGGATTTAGCTGAACTGTTTCTATACATTTTTCTAACTCTTTTATATCATTTAATAGGCGCTTCATTTCTGGTGCTACTCTACCTTCTGACATTTTTTTCTCTTTGTTTTCATCTTTTTTTGTCCCATCTTCATACAATTTCTGTAATCCATTTATCTTTTCCTTAATCGTGTTGTTATAATTTATAATTTTGAATATGTTATTCGTTATTTCACTTGGAATATTTGCCTCTTGAAGACAAAATCGAGCAATTTTATCTACGTTTTCTGCCAAAAATATAGTTGGACCACCTGTTAAAGTTTTTGCGTCACTTGTTACAATATGAATATTGGATTTATGATATAATTTCTTATCTTTTTGAATGCCATTGTAAATACTTTCCCAATATTCTGGTTTCAGATTACCCAACACTTTAAGGTAATACAATTTGATATTTGACATTGTAACTGTATTGATAGTTTCAAAATTGTTTTCTATTGAATATAAGTCGCTTTTATAATATTTGTTTTTATTTATGTGCAATATGAATTTAATACATTCGTCCAAATCAATATAGCGAAGTAATGTTTTATATTTATCACAATGTTTACTCATTGTAATAATATCTTCATAATTTTCACTCATATAATGAGGCATAACAACATAACCATTCTTATTGATTAATGGTATGCTTTTATTGCAATCATAACTCACGATAGTATATATTTCAGACTCTTCAAATTTACATTTAAAATCACATATGGTTTCTTGCATATCTTCATATTGTGGTAATGTGGCCGACGACAACACAACATTTGGTATAAGATTTTGCTGCCAATTTTTTTGGATAATACTATGAAATTCATGCTCATCATAATCTAATGTAATAGTTGGTTCATCCCAATATAAAATTATATTTTCTTTCTTGTTAAATGCCAACATATAATACATAGCTGGTAAGTAAGACTTAATATCGCTAATGATAATTTCAACTTTATCACCAACCGTATTATCAACGCGTCCAATTCCTCCCGACCTTTTATTAACACTATAATCCTTTGCGGCATAGTAATGTAATCTAATATCTTCGGCGTCGTTACACCCAAATGCAAATGCCACTTTCTTTTGCATCGATATTGCATATTTAGCCAACGATAGACCAACATGACGTGCGGCACATAAGAATATAACCCTATGTTTTTCCGATAACCCAAGTGGTGACATAGTTTTTCCGGTTCCGGTGGGTGCTATATACTGAATTAATTTTGGATTTTGATGCTTACAATATGAAAATAACTCTTTTTGATGATTGTATAACTTATTATCGCAATATTTAAAAATAAACTGATTTTTTTCTATAATTTCAACCCCCATTTCTATTACTTCCACCAGATTTACACTAGCTTCGAGAATATTTAATATGTTTTGCACTTCCTTTTTAAAAACACAATTAAACAAAAGAATATTGTATGTAATAAACCTAGATATAGTATAATAATAATATAACCATTTTTTGTCGTTTTTATTTTTATATTTAAACATTTTATTAATTAAATCCATAACAATAAACTCGACTATTTCATTTTTGTTCTGATTCAATAATTTATCAGTGTTCTTGAATCTAATTTGGTCAGCCTTTTTAATATTCGCATTATTGGTGACATTTTTAACCATTTTTGTTTCATTAAATTTATTGTAAATTGTTAATAAATCATCTTGTAAATATTTATTATATATATATTTATCCAGATTTTCAGAATACGACACCTTCAAATAAGCCATTAGTGATAATGATTTATTAACACTAATATTAACATTGTTAAATCCATTAGTTATAAGATTACATACATACTTTTCTTGTATACTAATCGGTTTTTCAATACTATTCCATTCTGTTTTAGTTAATTTATTCTGATTAAAGTCCATTATGTTAATATAATGTATATTATAATACATTAAATCAATTTTAAATTGATTTAATTATATACTATCCAATATATACAGTAAATGGCTTCTATCTTAAACAATGCTTCGAAAATATATTCTATTGAAGGAAATATTGGTTCGGGTAAATCAACTATTATTAAAATATTGAAAGAACACTTTAAAAATAATGACAATATAATATTTTTACTTGAACCGGTTGACGAATGGAATACGATTTGTGATAATAATGATAAAACAATTATTGAAAAATATTATGAAAATAAAAAAAAATACGCATTTTCATTTCAGATGATGGCGTATATATCACGACTTTCACAACTCAAAGAAGCACTAAAAATGGGTTATGAATATATTATAACAGAGAGAAGTCTAGCAACCGATAAAAATGTTTTTGCAAAAATGTTATATGATGATGATGAAATCGATGAAATAAATTACCAAATTTACAATAAATGGTTTGATGAATTTATAAAAGAGATTCCACCAGTTAATTATATATATATTAGAACCGATACAGTTATTGCAGAAGCTCGTATTGTAGAGAGAGCAAGAAAAGGTGAAAATAAAATTGCTTTTGAATATTTACAAAAATGCAGCAATTATCATGAAAACTGGTTCAATTCGATTACTAATTATTTAAAAATAAACGGCAATATTAATATAAAAAATGACCCATCTTACATAAATGAAATTATTAGGCTATTTGTTGACTATACACAATTCACCAATATTCCCTACTATATTTTGATGTTTGACGGTGGTAGCAGAGGTAATCCCGGACCAGCAGGTTGTGGATATGTTATATATGACCACGATAATAATATAGTATGCGAAGATTCCAGATATTTAGGTGTTCAAACTAATAACTATGCTGAGTATATGGGACTAGTCGAAGGTCTTAAAAAAGCAATAGAATTGAATATTCAAGATCTAATAATCAAGGGTGATTCTTTATTAGTTATTAAACAATTAAATGGTAGTTACAATGTAAAATCAGAAAATCTAAAACCATTATATGAAAATGCACATTCATTAACAAAAAACATTAAAAGAATTCAATATATTCATATCAATAGAGAGATGAATGTCGCCGCCGATAAATTAGCTAATATTGCAATGGACAATAAATAAATTTAATTATTTTATTATTTAATTATTTTATTATTTTATTATTTAATTATTTAATTATTTAATTATTTTGTTATTCTATTAATTTTCAAGTAATTTTATATTTATTTTTTTATTACCTTTGTAAGCAAGGTGATCATTAATCTTAGATGTTGTTGGAAACAAATCATCTCCATAAATATCTTGTAGTAACAACCATTCGAATAAACCTCCAATATATATATATATGTTGACGAATCCTAACCCTAATAATTGTTTATATTTATCATAAATATTATTATCACTAGAATTCTCTCCGTATATTATTATTGTTACATCATAATTTCCCTCAGATATTAATTTATTAATGACAACTACTTCGTCGTCAATTGACAATGTGTTTTTAATCAAACACCTTTGTTTGTCTTTTTTTAATGTATTTATCATTATTTTATTTTTACTAACACTTTCTTGTATATCCTCAAAATTAATACTGTTAATTTTTAAAGAATTTCCCATTTATATTAAAAATAAAATACAACATTTAAATAATAATATATTTAATCAAATTTTATTAATCAAATTTTATTGTTACTTCTACCTTTTCCTCTTTTATTGTCTTCGATGCAGAAATTGATAATTCTTCGCGCTTTTTTCTTGTCTTTGAATTATTATTAGTAACATTTATTTTTCTCTTAGATGTACTATTACGATTATTCATATCCTTTTCAATTTCACCATAATTATTTTTAATATAATCTATTATTTCATTTTCCATTGCCCATTTAAAAAAATTCAATTGTCCTATTGTTGTTTGAATTAACTGATTATTATGATAAGGAATATTTACACGTTCCCATCTACAAAATGGGTCGAATCTTTTCTTTGAATAAGCCTTTAATTTTAACTTATAATCATTGTATACCTTAAATCTACCACCTCCTTTTTTTAATTCATAAACAGTAAATTGTTGTTTTGCATAATTAGTTACAAACCAATCTACAATGCGTAATGAAATAGGTGAGTGACCGTTTATTATACTAAGCATAACGTCTAAATTATCTCCTTTATTATAAAATTCCATTAAATTGTTAAGTAATAAACTATTCTGTGTTGTATATGATGTCATTTATTAAAGTATTAAAATAATCATTTTAAATACTTATTTTTAATACTTATTTTAATAATGAAATATTCATTTGAAATATTCATTTTATATACTTCAATAATTTGAATTTTGAGGTGTTAGAAATTCTTGTTGAGTACTAATTACGTCAATGTAATTATTATTCTTTAGAAAAGGATTATCACACACTTGTTTTATCATTTCTCTCGCATTAAGTTTATCATTTGCCAATTCACGTTTTGTAATGCCGTCGCTTTTTTCTGTTGATATATTCTTTTCGTTATTACTATTATCTTTTAAGTAAAAATCTTTATCATTTTTATATGACTTATCTGGTTTTGTTCCATCAGTCCACGCGAATTCATTCATTTACATATAGTAATACAAATTTATTTTAAATTATACTAATAGATATAATGAATTATAATTTTTTACATAATAAAAACATACAACTATCGATTATAGGACTTTTATTCATTGTATGGGTTTTTTTCCTAGGAAAAAAATGTCCCTGTGGATATAAAAATATTTCCAATCGTAAAGGATGTTATCGTTTGGAAGTATTTGGTGTTCAAACTAACCATTTATACTTTTTTGCTTTTTTTGGGTTATTTTTTAGTGATTATTTTTATATCATACAAAGTGCTGGTATAGTATGGGAGTTATTTGAAATGTATTTAGATAAGAATGAAAAAATTGCTTTTTCAATAGGCGGATGCTTAGCTAAACAAGATTATAAATTATCAAATAAATGGTATTATAATTATTTAATTACAGAAGGTAAAGAAAAATATCTTAATCCCATTGATCGTTTATTCGGTATTAAAAATTCTAAAAAACACGGATGGCATGGGTCTATTGCAGAAATATTTGTTAATTTAATTGGTTTTGGTATTGGTTCATATCTTCATAAACACTTTAATATGTATGAATATAGTTCGAGTATATTTATTTTTATAATAATTCTTTTAGAATTATTTTTTTAGAATTATTTTTAAGTGATTTAAAATGTATTTATTCATTTTTCCTAATGAATAGTAATTTATCAATAAAACGAACCTTTTATATTTCTTGCGATACATTTGGCGGATTCAAAAGAACAATCGAAATAAATGATTGTAATCACATACAAGATATAATCAATCGAATGATTTGTTTGTTGGAACAATACTTAAGTAGAGAGGATTTATATAAATTAAAGGAAAAATTACAATCAATAAAACGCCTATTCCATATTCACGATTATGATTTTGGACATATGTTATTAAATGATGAAATATACTACATATGTAACCATGGATGTGGAAAAAATTGAATTAATATAAATATATTTATGACATTACAGAATGATGGTCGGGAAAATATATATTGCGTCTATGAATATGCGTGGGAAATGGGCGGACCCAATATGTGATAATTATATTAAAATAAATGTTACTAGTGCCCAGGTAAAAAAAAGTAAAAATAGAATTCATTTTAGTCCTATGACTGAGATTCAAGATGGATATAATGGATATTGGAATTTTGAAAGTTATTGGCAATCTGGGAAAGTGTTTGAAAATATTCCTATCGAAACTACAAAAAAATGGTGGAGAGAATTAA